ACAATGACTAAAAAAGAAAGAGCCATTGCAAGAGAAATAATTAAAGAAGTTTGTCAATGCGTGTTGGCTGGAGTACCAATTAAAAATGTAAGGAGTAAATAATTATATTTGAGAAAAAGCGTATTTTTAATAAGCCTTATTATTTGCTTATATGCTATTTATAACTTATACTAATAAACATAACGTATTAAAAATATACTTTCAAAGGGGTTTTTACATTGACAGCTTCACAAACTGAAAGACTTAAAAAGGCAATAAAAAGACATAATCGTTTCTTTTATAAAGAAAAGCACCTTAGCTTTAAAAAAAGTAGTTAGTGAAATGGTTGATCCAACTGATAAAGAAGAATATAAAGCTGTTATAAAAAGCATATATAGAAAAATAGCAATATTTCAAAAAACAATGAGTTTATACATTGAAGATAAAATTACTGGTGATGAAGTAAATAAAATTATTGATAATTTATAAAAAATAACCGCTCATAATAGAGCGGTTTTTATTATGTAAAAGTTAGAAGCCTTTAATATCAACACTTATAAGGTTCTTATTAACTAGATAGCACCAGTAGGAGTAATCCAGTTAATAAGAACTGTTTATTTAGATAAAAGTAATAGTAAACTTCTTAGCTTTAACATCAACTGTCATAGTATCGATTACTGAGCGCCACAGGGCGCGTTTTTCAACGCTAGAAAGAGTGTGATATATATTTCTCCAGCCACTAGTTAAGAAGTCGTATAGTGGCGTTAAATCCTTTTTCTTGGGTGTTTCTTTTTGAGCGTTTTCTAGTTTCTTTTCAAGTCTTTCAAACTCATAATCATACTCTTTTTCATCAATTCTATTCTTTTGATACATTTTATTGAGCCTGTCCATTTCTTCTTTAATGCTTTTAGTGTCTATTTTAGGTGCAACTTGATTTTTTAAAGATAGCTCATAATTGCAAATATAATTATCGATTTCATCTTCGATGGATTCTACTAATTTATTCTCTAAATTAAACTCACTAAAACTACCTCTAGCGGTGCAATGATATTTTTGGTAAGCGTGATTGCATTTATAAGAAATATAAGTTCTTTTTTCACCTGCTTTATTGATTATTTTCACAGTGTGAGAGCCAGTTAAATTATTGCCACAGCAAGAACACTTTAATAAACCTGAAAAAATATAATTCACTTTGTTTTTACGCTCTTTTACATTTTTATTAAGCATAATTTGAATTTTATTATATCTTTTTTTAGTTATATAAGGCTCATCATAAACGTAATTATCTACGCCTTTATAATGACCGTAATAAATAGTATTTTTAAGTATTTTAGTTATAAGTTTATAATCAATTTCAATATTATATTTATCTTGAATGTAGTAAAGTGTAGCGCGTTTAGAGTTGTATAGCTCAAAATGAGTAAATATGTCTTGAACTATAGCCATAGTAGTATGATCTTTTACAACTCGCTTAACTCCATCAATTTCTTTAACGATGAAGCCATAAGGTTGAGAGCCAGTAATAGCTTCTTTGTTTTTAATTTTATTTTCAAATACATAATTAATACGCTCACTGGTTTTATCGGCTTCATCTTGAGCAAGCATTAAGTAAATATGCAATTTCCATCTACCATCACGCGTAGTTGTATCGTATTCTTCTTCGCTGCACTCCCAATTGATGCCTTTATCATCTAAAATTGATTGAGTTTTATAATATTCACTAATATTTCTAAACCATCTATCGATACATTTGAATATTATCATTTCAAATTTACCACTTTTAGCGTCTTCAATAAGTCTTAAATACTCTTTTCTTTTGCCTTTATTTTTTCTAGCTGATTTACCTTCATCAATATACCAATCAATAATGATATAACCTTTTTCTTCAGCGTATTTTTGTAAACCTTCTTTTTGAGCTTCAATGGAAAAACCATGTTTTACTTGCTCGTCGTGAGAAACACGAACATAAGCAGCTGTTGGTATTAATTTATTTTTATTATTTTTCATCATTATCAATATAAACCTCTATTCTTAGTAAATCTTTGATATATTCGTTTACTTTAACTAGACCTAAGTCGTTTAAATTGCAAGCATTTTTCATAACTTCTATATAAAGAGGGTTATCGATCACTTTTAAATCTAGTGGAGTATGTTTTTCATATATAAAAGTAGATGGTGCCACTTCAAACAAATCACATAACTTTCTTATAGTTGCTACTTTTAAATTAACAATTGCTCCACTTTCATATTTTTGAATAGCAGACTTTTTAACGCCTAAATATTCGCCTAATTCTTCCTGTGTTAAACCCTTTTCTTGCCTTAGTATTTTTATTATGTTTTGCATATTTAAAATACACTTCCTTTTCTAAAAAATTCTTTTTAAGTATATCATAAAAATATTATAAAATGCTATATTTTTAGTGCATTTCAAAAAATAGAATATTGTATCAAGTAAAAATATGAATATAATTAATATTACAAAGTATATTTTAAATACAACATTTTATAAAATTATTGTTGCAAAATATTGTAAATAGTTTTACAATTTAATTACAATAAATGGAAAGGAGGTAAAAAGATGCAACCAAAATTATTTAAAAGCAAGATGGTGCTAAATGGTGATAACATCTCTGGATTAAGTGAAATCTTGAAAGTTCATCGTAATACACTTGCTGAAAAAATTGAAGGTAGAAATGCACAATTTAAACAAGATGAGATTGATTTTTTCATTCATAGATGGAATTTGACACCTCACGAAGTAGTTCAAATTTTCTTTGATAAGGAAGAATAGAAAAATGAATGTTGAATTATTTTTTAAAACCTTAGTAGCTATAGTTGCTGAGAAAAATGATGTAAACATTAAAGTAGAAGTGAAAAGAAAGGAAGGTGATCATAAATGCTAAAGCTCATGGAACATCAAGTAAAAGCGCTTGAAGAAACTAAAATGTTTAATCGCTGTGCCTATTACTATGATATGGGCTTGGGTTAGCTAACGCAAAACTTATATAGGTTCTGAAAAGGCTATCAGCTTAGGTAAAAACATACTTGTTATTTGCCAAAAGTCAAAAGTTAATGATTGGGTAAATCATTTTAAAGAATATTATAGTGGTAGTGATTGTTGGGCTTGTGACTTAACAAAAGAAAGTAAATTGCACTTTTATATTGAAGATTGTAATAGAACTGATGATGAGTTGGATGACTATTATGATGGCAATTATCCTAAAATGTTTGTTGGTATTATCAACTATGAACTAGCTTGGCGAAGAAGCGAACTATCTAAATTAAGAGATTTTACACTTATGTTAGATGAAAGCTCACTTATCCAAAATGAAACTTCTAAAAGAGCTAAGTTTATTCTCAACAAATTACAACCAACTAATGTCGTTCTACTATCAGGAACGCCAGTAAGCGGGAAATATGAAGCCTTATGGAGCCAATGTAGATTACTCGGTTGGGATATATCAAAAAAGCTATTTTATAGGCAATACGTAGTATATGAACTATCTAGAGATGGTTATCCAATAATAGTAGGTTATAAAAATGTTGATAGGCTTAAACGTAAAATAAGAGAATATGGTGCTGTATTTAAAAAAACTGAAGAGGTGATAGATTTGCCTAGCCAAATGCTAATTGATATTAAAGTTGATGAAACCAAAGAATATAGGAAGTTTAAAAAAGATGGAATAATCACTATTGGTGAGAAAACGCTAGTTGGTGATACAACACTTACTAACTTACTGTATCAGCGAATGTTATGCGGTTCTTATAACGAAAATAAGATTGAAGCATTTAAAGATTTATTAGATAGCACTAATGACAGAATTATAGTTTTCTATAATTTCAATGAAGAGCTGTTTAAACTTAAAGAAGTTTGTGATGAACTTCACAAACCAGTGTCAATTGTAAATGGTATGGTTAAAGATTTGTCTTCTTATGAAGAAAAAGAAAACACCGTTGTATTGGTTCAATATCAAGCTGGTGCTTATGGTTTAAATCTTCAAAAAGCCAATAAAATCATCTACTTTACACCCCCACTATCGACTGAATTATTTGAGCAATCAAAGAAAAGAATACATAGAATAGGGCAAGAGAAAACCTGTTTCTATTACCAGTTAAAGTGTGGTATTGAATATCACATATATGATGTTCTAGCAACTAAAAGAGATTATACAGATGAATTATTTAAAGAAAAATTAAGAAGGGAGGGAAAATAATATGAATTGTCCTAAATGTAGAAGTGAACACGTCCAATGTTCAACATCTACTTATACAGAAAGTAAAAATCGTAGCTTAATTTGGAATGTTATTATGATTTTTTGTACAGGTGGATTATGGTTTATTTGGATGTTAATAAGAAAGAAAAAAGAAAAAGTAATCACTAAAACTCGGGCTACTTGCCAAGATTGTGGCTATAGATGGGAGGTTAAATAATGGCTCATTTAACGAAACAACCAAAAAAACAATATATAGTGGTTCTTGCATGGGTTCATTACTATGAACAAAACAACTATGAACCTACTATTGCTGAAAGATTTGAAATCGAAACACGGGCGGTAAGCGAAGCAAAAGCAATTAATAACGCTAGATATAGACTGATTGGTAAAGATAGTGGATATGCTACCTGGAGCCATGATGAACACAGGGAATTGCGCTGCTTAAAATGTGAGGCGATTTAGATTAATGGCAAGTGAGAAAAACTTTGAAAATAAAGTTAAAAAGTTTCTAGAAAATGAAGGTTGCTATTTCATTAAAACTCATGGTGATAGATTTTCTAAAAAAGGCACTCCGGACTTATTAATTTGTTGCAATGGTACTTTTATAGGATGTGAACTTAAAGCGCATAACGGTGTAGCAAGTGAGCTTCAAAAATACCATGTTGAGCTTATTAAAAAAGCTGGTGGAGTTGCAATGGTTCTATATCCAAAAGATTTTGAAGATTTTAAAAAATTAATAAAGTTTCTCAAAAGTTATGAACCTATCGGAAAGGATGTAGTTTACTGATGAATAAAATCTTTATTAATGCAGGACACACACTCGAAAGTAAAGGAACAGGTGCAATTGGCTATTTAAGTGAAAGTTTAGAAACGCGAAAAGTAGCAAACGCACTAGCTATTTACTTAAGAAGAGTGGGAAAAAACGTACACCACGCTACTATTAATAAAAGTTCAAACTACTTAAAAGATGTTTGCGATTATGTAAATAGAATAGGTGATAAAAACGATTTATTTATTAGTATCCACTTTAATTCATTTAATAAAAAAGCTAGAGGAAGTGAAGTCTATACGTGGAATGCTGAGCCAAATAACAGCATTAATAAAGAACTATCTAAACTAGGCTTTAAAGATAGAGGCATAAAGAAAGGCAATCACCTTTATGTGATTAAACACACTAAAATGAAAGCTATATTAGTTGAAGTATGCTTTATCGATAATAAAGAGGATACAGAACTATATAAAAAAGTAGGAGTAGAAGAAATAGCAAAAGCAATAGCAAGAGGAATTATATGAAAGTTAGTTATTCAAGAATAGATACATATAAGCAATGTCCATATAAGTACTATCTTAGATATGTATTAGGACTAAAAACAAAGTTCAATCTAGATCCAGCCAACCCTTTAGTTATTGGAACAGCAATTCATACAGGAATTGAAAAAGATGTAGTGGAAGCAATAAAAGGATATTATGCAAATTACCCTAGCGCCACGCCATTAATGGTTAACGAAGCTATTAAGCTTGAAGTTATGATTAATAAGTCAAGAAAAGCAATACCTAGAGGTGAATACGAACTTAATATCACTGATGATGATTTTACAGGATTTATTGATTTATTAGTTAAAGTCGATAAAAAACAAAAAATATTTGCTAGTAGCGGTCACGTAGAACCTAATTCAGGTGAAGTGATGGGCTATGAGAAAGAAGCTAATACAGCAATTGAGACTTATGATTTATACGATTTTAAACACAGTAATAATAAAGAGTATTATCTAAAAAGTGGGCAAATTCATTTATATAAGTATTACTTTGAAAAGTTAAATCCAAATAAAAAAATCAGAAATCTATACTATGCTTTTATTCCAAAAGTCAAACTAAAGCAAGATGAATATGAATCGATTGAAGATTATCGTAAAAGATTGATTGAAGAATGCGAAAAGCAAGAAATTGACATAGTTAAAGTTGACTATGAGCCAAACAAAGTTATTAACTTCTTTATTGATACTAAACACTGTATCGAATGTAAAGAGTTTAATAAAAATAAAACATCACTTTGCTACTTCTGTGATTTTAAAAACTATTGTCAATCAGATGGCAAAAATGATGGAAACATAATTTATCCAGAAAATAGGGAGGTTAAATGATGGGTAAAAAAGTATTAATTATTGGTGAAAGCGGTACTGGTAAAAGTGCTTCGATGAGAAATTTCACCAAAGATGAAATTTTAATTATCAATGTTGCTGCAAAAGACTTACCTTTTAAAGAACCTAAAGGTGGTTTTGAAAAAGTAAACAGTGATAATTACCGTGATATTAAAAAAGCAATGCAAAGTACAAACAAGAAAGTTATCGTTATTGATGATACTCAATACTTAATGGCTAATGAGTTTATGAGAAGAGCCACTGAAAAAGGCTTTGATAAGTTTACTGAAATTGCACAAAACTACTGGGATTTACAACAAGCAATCAACAAGCTTCCAGATGATACTATCGTTTATGAATTATCTCATTTAGAAAGAGATCAAAACGGTAATGAAAAAGCTAAAACTATTGGTAAATTACTCGATGAAAAAATTACAGTTGAAGGTATGTTTGGAATTGTTTTAAAAACAGTAGTTCAAGATGGTAAATACTACTTCCAAACACAAAACAGCGGTACTGATACATGTAAATCACCTATTGGCTTATTTAAAACATACTTAATCGATAACGATTTAAAATTAGTTGATAGTGCGATTAGAGATTATTATGGCTTAAATGATGATTTAACTAGTGGTGTAAATATGCCAACGTTAGAAACACCATCTTCAGTAGAAGAAGAGGCTCAACCTATTGAAAAGCCAAAAACATTAGCTGAAAAGTTAGCTGACTATAAAAACCAAGAACCAAGTGTAGAAGAAGAGCCTAAAAGAAAAGTGAGAACACCAGCGCCAACTACTACTGAAAGTAATGTTTCATCTTCTGATAGTACTAATACTACTTCTCAAGAAGCAGCACCTGTAAGACGTAGAAGAAGAGTTGTAGCTGATGATGACTTACATAAAAATATGCCATTTTAATTAATAGGAGGAAATAGAAATGAATAATTTTAATGACTTATACGACGTAAATAGTTTAATTGAAAGTGTTAAAGAAATTGAAAAGAATAATGGAAAAGATTATCCAGAAGTACCTGTTGGTAGATATGAAGTAGCGATTGAAAAAATCGAACTTGCAAAAACTAAAGATGGGCGCCCAATGGGTAAAGTTATGATGAGAATCGTAGATGGTGATTATAAAAATAGTTGCTTATTCTATAACCAAGTTTTAGTAGGAGTTGATAAGAAAACCAATCAATTAACCGCTATAGGTATTCATAACTTCAATGATTTCTTAAAGAGTTTAGATAGTGGCTTAGAGATCAGTTTCGTAGACTTTAACCAATATGAAGAATTGCTATTAGATGTAGCTGAAAAAGTTGAAAAACTTTCTTATTTGATTGAATACACTAAAAATAACGATTTTGCCAATTATAAAGTTAAAGAAATCTACGAAGATTAATTTATTTAACTAAATATACCCTATGGAGTATTTTATATACCCTGTAGGGTAATTATAGAAAGGAATGAAAATGCTATACGAACAAAAAAATAATTATACGTTATTAATGGGTGATGTATTAGATTGTTTAAAAGAAATTAAAGACAATTCAATAGATATGATATTTACTTCACCACCTTATAATATCGATTTGAGTAAAAGAAAAGATACTAATATTGCAACTTATGATAATTGGGAAGATAACTTAACTTGGGAAAAATATTGTGAGTGGCAAATTGAAGTATTAAATGAGTGTTATAGGGTCTTAAAAAATGGTGGTACTTTATTTTATAATCATAAAGATAAGTTTAAGAATGAGGTATACCATAATCCAATAGAAATACTATTCAAAACAAAGTTTAAAATTAAACAAAATATCATTTGGAATAGAGGTAGTGCACTATCTTATAACGCTGGTATGTTTGGTGATGTATATGAAAATATATATTATTGCTATAAAGGCTCTACAAGCCCAAGAACCAAGACTAATCATAATATATTAGGAACTATATGGACTATTAATAAAGAGGCTAATAATCCACATCCAGCGCCATTTCCTTTAGAGTTACCTTTGAGAGCTATTTATTCTATCTTTGATGATGAAGAAGGAAAAGTTATATTAGACCCGTTCAATGGTAGTGGAACAACAGGTGTTGCTTCTTTAATTTTAAATCATAAGTATATTGGTATTGATATATCTAGTAAATATTTACAAATGAGTAGTAAAAGATTGCAACAATACCACAAAGAGGAAGATAGAGCTCAACTTGAAATAAACAAACATCATGTTAACAACCCTTATAGCGCTAAGAAAGTTACTAACCAAATGTCTCTATTTGATTTAATGGGTGAATAGATTTATAGAAAGGATATTAAAGGAGTGATTATGATTAAAATATATAACGAAGATTGTTTGGTATTAATGAGAAGTCAAAATTTCTTAAATCTCATTAAAGATAGAAAAGTATGTATCGTTACTGATCCACCTTTTAATATTGGATACCATTATAATAAATATAAAGACAAAATGGATGAAGATGAATATTACTCATTTTTAGATGAAATATTATCTTTATATAATTTCCCATTTGTAGTTATTCATTATCCAGAGTGTTTATACAAAATATCATTTCAAACTGGCAAGTTTCCTGAAAAAGTAGTTAGTTGGATTTATAATTCAAACACTGCAAAACAGCATAGAGATATCGCTTTCTTTGGTATTAAACCTGATTTTAGAAAGGTTAAACAACCATATAAAAACCCTAACGATAAGCGAATAAAAGAACGAATAGCAAAAGGTATGGTAGGTGGAAGATTATATGATTGGTGGAACATTAATCAAGTTAAAATGTTTCAAAGAAAGACATTAACCATCCATGTGTTATGCCATTAGAAGTTATGAAAAATATAATCGGAATACTTCCAGAAGATTATATAATATTTGATCCATTCATGGGTAGCGGTACAACAGGATTAGCTTGTAAAGAGTTAAATAGGGATTTTATAGGAAGTGAAATAGATGAAGAATATTTTGATATATCAAATAAAAGGATAAATAATATCGAAAAATTAGTAAAGGAGTAATTATGAATAAAAAAGAAATATTAGATTTAGCCAAAGATAATTTAACTATTTTCGATAGTTTTGCTAAAGCGTATGATGTTATCCCTAATTATAAAAATGTAGCTGTTTCAATTAGTGGTGGTGCTGATTCTGATATTTTGATTGATATGTTTAGTAAATGCGATTTTGATACTAAAATTCATTATATTTGGTTCGATACAGGCTTAGAATATCAAGCAACAAAAGACCATTTAAAAGAATTAGAGTCTAAATATAATATAAAAATAGATCCTTATAAAGCAGAAAAGCCTATTCCGTTAGCAGTTAGAGAATACGGACAGCCTTTTATAAGTAAGTACCATAGTGCAATGATTGAAAGACTTCAACGATATAACTTTAAGTTTGAAGATAAGCCATTTGATGAACTTTTAAAAGAATATCCTAATTGTAAAAGTGCATTAATGTGGTGGTGTAATAAACGTGGTGAAAATTCAAGTTTTTCTATTGGAAGAACTAAATTATTAAAAGAGTTTATGATAGAAAATCCACCTACCTTTAAAATAAGTGATAAATGTTGTTTATGGGCTAAAAAGAAAGTAGCTCATAAATATGAAAAAGAAAACAATATTGATTTAAAAATCGTAGGACTTAGAAAAGCTGAAGGTGGAATTAGATCTGCTAGATTTACAAGTTGCTTTGATTATAAAAAGAATGATGCGGATTACTTTAGACCAATATTCTGGTTTAAAAATGAAGATAAAAAAGAGTATGAAAAATTATTTAATGTTGAACACTCTAAATGCTATACAGAGTATGGATTAGATAGAACCGGATGTGCTGGATGTCCTTTTGGTAAAGATTTTGAAAAAGAACTCGAAATTATACAAAAGTATGAGCCAAAACTATACGTAGCAGTTAATAACATCTTTAAAGATAGTTATGAATATACTCGTAAGTTTATTGAGTTTAAGAAAAAATAATACCCTATAGGGTAATAAAGGAGTTTAAATCATGGAAATTGTAAAAGTTAGAATTGAAGATATTATTCCTTATGAGAATAATGTCAAACAACATCCAAAAGAGCAAATTGAACAAATTAAGAAATCGATTAGTGAACTTGGCAATAACGATCCAATTGCCATCGATGAAAACAACGTAATTATAGAAGGGCACGGGAGATTAATAGCCTTACAAGAATTAGGCTACAAAGTGGCTGAATGTATCGTTATTGATGGATTAAGTGAAGAGCAAAAGAATGCTTATAGACTTATCCACAATAAACTCACAATGAATAGTGGCTTTGATTTAAGAGGTTTAGAAGAAGAATTAAACAAAATTAAATCAATGGATATGAGCCAATTTGATTTTGATATGAAAGCACTTGAAGCAGAATTATCTAAATTACGTGATAACGATAGAGAAATTGAAGAAGATAACTTTGATATTGATTCTGCACTTGAAGAAGAGCCAATTGTTAAAAGAGGTGAGGTGTGGCGTTTATCAAATCACTATTTAATGTGCGCTGATTCAACATCCAAAGAAAATGTTATAAAACTTGTAAATGCTGATTCTTATGATGGAGGTTGTCTTAGGTGTAGTTGATTTATATCTTACTGATCCACCATACAATGTGAACTATGAAGGAGGTACAGGGCTAAAGATAGAAAACGATAATATGAGTAATAGTGAGTTTAAAACGTTCTTAACTGATGCGTTTACAAATGCTTATTCAGTTATGAAAGAAGGTGCTGCGTTTTATGTATGGTATGCATCAAGAGAGCATGTGAACTTTGAAACGGCTCTAAATGATGCAGGATTAAAAGTAAGACAGTAATTAATTTGGAATAAGAACTCATTAGTAATCGGTAGACAAGATTATCAGTGGAAACACGAACCGTGTCTATATGGGTGGAAAGATGGAAAACATAACTGGTACAGTGATAGAAGTCAAACCACCGTTATGGACTTTGATAAACCAAGTAAAAATAAAGAACATCCTACAATGAAACCAATCGAACTCATAGCATATCAAATATCTAACTCAACCAAAAAAGGTGATAAGGTACTAGATACGTTCGGAGGAAGTGGTTCAACTCTCATTGCTTGCGAGCAACTTGAACGGAAATGCTACATGATGGAACTTGATGAAAAGTATGCGTCAGTAATTGTAAAACGATGGGAAGAGTTAACAGGTAAAAAGGCGGTAAAACTATGAAAAGTTTAGAATTAATGACTTATGAAGAAATGCTTAATGAAAAGTTTAGAGTAATGGATGCGATGAAAAATACTAAATCCATCTATTTAAAAAATGATTACAGTAAGTATTTGCATAAAATTAATAAAGAACTTAAAGATTATAGGAAATTTCAAGCGGAAGCTAGAAAAGTTAATAATTGATATTAATGTAAAATTATTCTAAAATAATAAATGCTAGATAATGAGAATAAGAACCTTTTTAAGAACATCCATACTCATTATCTAGCAGTAATAAAGTAAAATGGATGTTCTTGAAAGGGTTTTTTATTTAAAGGGGAGATTAAGTAATGTCTACATCGTTAATATTCTACGATTTTGAGGTATTTAAGAAAGATTTTCTAGTAGTCTTATATGAAGTTCCAGCAAACACTAGAACTCATATTTGTAATGATGTTAAAGCACTTAATAAGTTTTACGAAGAGCATAAGAACGACATTTGGATTGGCTTTAATAGTAGAAAATACGACCAATGGATTTTAAGAGCTATTTTAGGTGGGTTTGATCCATACGAAATGAACGATTGGCTCATTAATAAAGGCAAAGACGGTTATTTATTTAATCCAGCTTTAAGTAATATCAAAGTTTATAACTACGATGTTTATAAAGGCTTAATTGATTATAGTCTTAAAACTCTAGAAGGGTTTATGGGACACGATATTAAAGAGACAAGCGTTGATTTTAGAATTGATAGGAAACTAACACCAGATGAGATAGCTGAGACTTTTAAATATTGCGATAATGATGTCAATGAGTTAATTCAAGTTTTCTTACAAAGAAAAGATGAGTTTGACACTCGTATAAATATGATTAAAGAGTTCGATTTATCTTTAGATTATATCAATAAGACAAGCGCTCAACTTATTAGCACTATATTAGGTGCATCTAAGAAAGAAATTAACGATGAGTTTGATATTAATGTACCTGACACACTTAACTTAAGTAAATATAGCTTCATTAAAGACTGGTTCTTAAATGCTTATAATAACACTAAAAAAGAACTAGAAAATGACTATAAAGGTGCTGTTGATTTTCTTAATACTGGTGTAGGTTCTCATAAAGCCATTAGCGATATGAAAGAGTTAGTTAATGAATATAAATATGACTACGATAAATTATTTGCTAAATACTTTTATAATCGTTCATTAAAAGTAGATGTTGCAGGAGTTGAACATACTTTTGCATGGGGTGGCGTACATGGTGCAATTGCTAAATTAAATTACACTTGCAAAAAGGATGAACTTCTTATAATGGCTGATGTTAGTTCACTTTATCCTTCCATCATGCTTCAATACGATTTACAAAGTAGAGCCATAAAAGATAAATCAATTTATAAAAAGATTTACGATTTGAATATTCAACTTAAGAAAAACAAAGACCCACGTAGACCTATTTATAAATTAATTTGTAATACAACTTATGGCTGTATGGGTGATAAGTTTAATAATTTATACGACAAAAGAAATCAAAATTTAGTTTGTGTGTATGGACAGTTATTACTTCTTGATCTAATCGAAAAATTAGAGTTAAGCGGTGCAGCTAAATTAATTCAATCAAACACTGATGGTATTTTAATTCTCATTAAAAGAAAAGACTTTGAATTAATAGATGATATTATCTATGAATGGGAAAGTAGAACTAGATTAAGTATGGAGTTTACTTGCGCTAAAAAGATAGTACAAAAAGATGTTAATAATTATATATTGGTTCCACTTGGCGAATTGTACGATAAAAAAGGTAAGCCTAGATGGAAATCTAAAGGGGCTTATGTTAAAAAATTAAGCGAGCTAGATTACGATTTACCAATAGTTAACGAAGCAATGGTTAATTATTTAGTTAAAGGTGTTCCAGTAGAAGACACTATTAATAATTGTAATGAATTAATCAAGTTTCAAAAGATTTATAAATTAAGCGGTAAATACGATTATGTTTTACATAACGATATTAAGTATTATTGGAAATCATATAGAGTGTTTGCATCAAAAAGAATATTTGAAGATAGAGCCATTTATAAATGTAAAGGTAATAAATGCGATAAGTTTGCTTCAACCCCTGATAGTTGCTTTATTGAAAATGGAAACATCGTAGATAAAAAAGTTCCTGAATATTTAGATAAGAGCTGGTATATACAACTTACAAAAGAAAGATTAAGACAATTTAATATGTAAAAGGGAGATTACATTATGACATTTTTTAAAGGCTACGTACAGACAAAAAATAAAAAGTGTATTATGAAGTATAAAGACGCTGATATTGGTAGTTTGTTAACAATGAAAGAAGCACAAAAACTAGATGAGTACGCTGGGATATTGGCTAAAGAAACGGTATTAATTGATGTTGATGATATGGTTCAAAGCGAAAAGATGCTCGATATAGTTGATGATCTAGGAGTTAAATGTAGAGTATATAAAAGCACTAGAGGGATGCACTTCTTGTTTAAAAATAGAAGTAGCAATGATAATAATATTAGTAAATGCTATACACATACTAAATTAGCAATAGGATTAACTTGCGATATTAAAGTAGGTGTTAAAAACTCATACGAGGTTTTAAAGTTTAAAGGTAAAGAAAGAGAGATAATCTATGACATATTAGAAAATGAAGAATACGATGAAGTACCTTTTTGGCTAACACCTATTAAATCTAATATCGATTTTGTTGAATTAGGCGAAGGTGATGGAAGAAATCAATCTTTATTTAATTACATATTAACTTTACAAAAATACGGTTTCAGTAAAGAACAAATTAAATTTATACTTAATGTTATTAATAGGTATGTTCTTGTTAAGAGTTTAAGCGAGCAAGAATTAAGTATTATTACTAGAGATGAAGCTTTTAATCAAGAATTAGTTGATGAAGAAAAAGAAAACTTTTTTACAGATAAAGGTTCGTTTCTGTTTGATAGGTTTAGTGAGTTTTTAATGAGTAGTGCGAATGTAAAACTCATCAATGGAAGTTTACATATTTATAAAGAAGGCGTTTATGTAAACGGAAATAAATACATAGAGCAAGAAATGATTAAAAGAATTAAACACCTCAACAATGCTAAAAGAATAGAAGTACTTAAATATTTAGAGTTAATCGTTCCTGAAGTTAAAAATGCTGATGCTTATAATATTGCTTTTAAAAACGGTATCTACAATTTAGTTAATGATGAACTAATAGATTTTAATAGTGATATAGTAATTACTAATCAGATACCTCATAATTATAACCCTGAAGCGTATAGCGAAATAGCAGATAACACTTTAAATAAATTAGCTTGTAATGATAAAAAAATTAGACTGCTTCTTGAAGAGGTTATCGGTTATTGCTTCTTTAGAAGAAATGAGTTGCGTAAGGCGTTTATTTTGCTAGGGGACAAAAGTAATGGTAAATCAACTTTCTTAGATATGCTCAGCAACGTAGTAGGCGAGACTAATAAAAGCGCGCTGGATTTAAAAGAGATTGGTGATAGATTTAGAACCGCTGAAATAAGTGGAAAATTAGTCAATATAGGTGATGATATTGATGATGAATTTATTACTAATACAGCGATATTTAAAAAGGCGGTAAGTGGCGACCCTATTACAGTTGAAAGAAAGCATCAAGATCCTTCTATTAGTGAAGTCTATTGTAAGTTCATTTTTAGCGCTAATAATATGCCTAGAATCAAAGATAAAACGGGTGCAGTTTTAGATAGATTAGTACCTGTACCATTTAATGCGACATTTAGCAAAGATGACCCTGATTTTGACCCTTATATTAAATACAAGCTTCAAAATGAAGAGGTTATGGAGTATCTAATTAAGATAGGTATCGAAGGACTTAAAAGGGTTTTAACAAATAAAGAGTTTACTACTAATGAAGAAATCGAAGAAGAAAGACAAGAGATAAACGAAAGAAATAATCCTATAATTTTATTCTTAAAAGAAATCAGCGAAGATGACATTGTTAATAAAGTTGCTAAAGATGTTTATACTAGATATTCCGTTTGGTGTATTGAGAATGGCTTTCAAGCTTTAAGTTATATTGAGTTTACTAAACTCATTAAAAATAAATATAATCTTGAAATACAGCCTAGAAGGGTAGGAGTAGAGGGTAAAAGTATGAGAGTTTATATTAAAAAATGACTACACTTCAAAAAATTAAAAGTGCTTGAAAAAGCACTTTTTTATTTACTACAAGTTTGTGTTGTCAAAAAATTATACTCATAAAAATATTATATTATGCAATAAAAACATTTAAAACTACGTAGTCAACTACACACTAAAAATCGATAAGGTGTACCATTAAAAAAGCTCGATGTAATCGATATTATTTCTATGTTTGACTACACTTACTACACTCTTATTATTAATTTTTATAATATATAAAAAAATATAAATAATATATAAATAATATATATATAAATATATAAAATATATAAAATATATAAAATATAAAAAATATAGGGAAAAAAGTGTAGCAAAGTGTAGCAAAATGCTAAAAAGTTCGATGGTGTCGATGTTTTTTGCATTTTTAGGTGTGTAGTCAGGTGCGTAGTTTTGCTACACCCTTATTTTTACCTATTTAAAATTAAAAATTATTTATTATTGTGATAAAATTAAATTAAGAAATACGGTGGAGGGTATATTATGAGCGTTAGTGAAATAATAAGTTTGGTTGCTGTAATACTTTCTTTTATAGGAGTTGCGAGTAGTTTTTTATTCTCTTATAGGAAGATTGATAAAGAACGCGATCAAGAGCGTGAACTTAATATTAAAAACATAACGACCATAAAAGACAACATTGGAAATATAAATAACAACTTGGTTGAAGTTAAAAACAAAGTTGAAAAGATAGATGATACTGTTTGGAATCTCAATAATAAATTAACTGAACATGACCAAAAGATTAAACACTTAGAAAAAGAAGTTTATAAAAAGTAATTTTATTTTAGTTTATAAAAAGTAAAATTAGTTTTATTTTTAATTATAGAAAAATGATTTTATTTAATTTTTAATTAATTTTTATTTAGTTAGGAGGCTATTGAATTTATGAATTTAAAAAACTTTATCGAGGTGTTTGGTGTAGGTACTAAAATGGAGATTTTAACTGAAGACGAATCGTTTACTTTTACATATTTCTTTTTTAAGAATGAAGCTGATAAGTATGATGTTAAATGTGCAACAATTAAAAACGATACTTTGACTATTAAAGTTATTAAAAATAAATAAAATTAATAGAAACTATAAAAGGACTGTGGCTAAAATATTATTTAAAATGGAAAATTATTGAAGTATAATAAAAAAGAGTAATAATTTTAAGAGGTGCTTATTTTGGCTAAAGAAAAACGTGGACGTAAAGATTTATACGAAAGTCATGTAAAATGTAAGTTTGATAAAATAGAAAAATTACTTAACGAAGGAGCTACTGAAAAAAACATAGCGAAAAAATTAGGTATTGCTTACTCGACATGGAATAGTTATAGAGCAAAACATCCTGAGTTTAACGAGTTATGCACTAAACCTAGAGAGGGTTTAATTGATGATCTAAGAGGGGCGTTAATTAAAAAAGCACTTGGATTTACATACGAGGAAAAGAAACAATACATTAAAGAAGATAGTGAAACAGGCAAAAAGTTTATTTATACGGAAATAACTACTAAGCAATCACTACCTGATACCGTAGCTATCTTTGGGGCTCTTAACGAATTTGATGGAAACTACATTAAAGATAGAGCGAATTATAATTTAAAGAAACAGGAACTAGAATTAAGAGAAAGAATGGCAGATAAAAAAGACTTCTAAATACCAATTGGTGATTGTTAATTGCCAATAGTTAATCACTAATTAGAAATTTCTTAATTTTTAAAAAAGGAGGTAGATAAATACTATGGCTAAAAAATACGTGTTTGATGATTATGGACAAAAGTATGAATCGTTAGATAAAGATGAGATAAATGGGCTAATTGCTACTGGTGTTGAAAGAAATACTTTTAGCGGAAGCGTTACCTTTGAAAATAATATAATCAGTTTTGATTATAGTGGCACACTTCCTAGTGAAGAAATTTTGATTAAACTATTAAACGCTGGAGTTTATTATGACAACACTGAAAAGCAATTAACTGAAAAAGAAATTAGCGATATATTAGCTTTGCCTGATTTCTCAATTAATTTTTATTACATAGACACTAACTTATATGCTACTAACGCTAATAAAAATTATATTTCTTTAGTTAAAGATGGCGTTGGTAGACTTGACTTATATCCTAAAAAAAGAGAACTCGGTTATTTCATTAAAAGTAATAAGAAAATGAAAAACATCGAGTATCTAAGAAAAGATGAGTTCAATAACATTATTAAAGATAGCTCAACACTTTATGTAATTGGTGATGAAGATTATACACAAAATATAATTTTAAACTTTGAAGTAGTTGGTAGTAATTTAGTATGTTATACGACTGATTTAAAAGGTTTACTTTCTAATAACGCACTAGATAGATTCGTTGTAGAAGTTATAAGAGGTGGAAAAAGTAAAGAAGGTAAATGGGATGAGTATTTAACTCCAGCTTCAAAATTTTATAATTCAGACCTTGCCTGTACTTATTATAGATTTAGAAATGGTACTCATGAATTAGATTTATCTATCGGTGATGATGGAACAATTAGTTATAGTCTTGGATTAATTAAGCCAGAAAACGCTTTAAATGCTGACTATGCAACAAACGCTCAAACAGCTACTAACTATAGTACATCAACTGGACAAACTCAAAACATTAACTCAGCTATTTCAGATTTAGTAAGTAAACAGCAAACAATGTCATCTAATATTGGCTTATTAAAAACTAGAGTTACAAAGATTGAAAATGAATATAAACTTCATTGGACGACTTTAGATTTATTAAAAGCTGGTGAAAGAGTATATGAATATACTGATGATACAGGAGTAAGAATACGCCGTTATATATGTGAAGTTTATTATGTGTATGAAATTTCAGCAAAAATGCTACCAAGAAGAGTACGCGTTAATTTTGAATATATTAATAAAAACGCCTATTATGATGGTATTTTTATAGTAGATAAAGCTTGGTTCTTTGATAGCGATAGAAACTTACAAATAATAACTGCAAGTTCAAACCCATTAGGTGGTAAGTTTGAGTGTTTAGTTGCTGATTATGTAGTTGATGAAGAATAAGGAGTAAATTTATGGCACAATTATTTTTAGGAAATAGATTAATTAGTGTTCTTTCAACGAATGGTGGTATTGCTAATCTTGGTACTATTGAGTGCAGTATGTCAACTTTCAATAATATGTATGAATTGTTAACTGAAGGAAACTATAATTTAGTTTTCTTTGATACTGAAGGCTTTTTAGATCAAGAAAGTGGTGTAGGCGAAGGTGGTTATTATCAAGCTTATTTAAGTGGAGATGGCGAACTTTATATTGAAGACGCTGAACACTTATACAAGTATGTAGAATTAAGTACTACTTCTTTCAAGATTGAAGAGATTAAAAAAAGAGAGGAGTATTTTAACATCGCGTTAAATGACGCGCAAAATTCAACTATAACAGCAGATACACCTACATTAGAATTAACAGCTTCTCAAGCTTCAGGTGTAATTTTAAATCATGATAAAAATATTGCTATTTATGGCTTAACTAATTGGGAAGGATACGAAAACCCAGCAATTTATTTAAAGAAAACTTTTAGTGCAAATAATAGTAGTGGTGAAGTTGCTTTCGTTTCTTTTGAAGGCAACTTTGTTCATATAATCAATAAAAAAGTTTATATAGTCTATTTACTTATAGACGTTAAAAATAATCAAGTTTATGTAAGACTTGAAGAAAATGCCAATTTTAATGAATAAATAGGAGGAAAATAAATTATGGCAACAAAAATTACAACAACTCAAGATAAGTTATTAACAAGAGTTGGGTCATTAGAGCAAATAGTAGCAGAATTAGGCGATATTACAAAGATTGAACTTAATAGTAATAAAAACGGCTTAGTAATTACTAAAGGTGATGGCACAACTGAAGAAGTTGATTTATCAAGTTTAGAAAATACTATTACTTTATCAGGATCAAACACAACAGCAGCCATTTATAACAAACTTGCAACATTTAAATATAGTGTTATTTTTAATAACAAAACCTATATTCCATATAGTAAAGCAACCAACCCTGAAGGTTTACAATTCTTATCTGTTCCCCAAGTAGTTGCTATGGGTTCCGTTGCAGTATATTCAAGTATATTAATGGTATATGGTAGTGAAAGAAGTTATTCATTTATCACTGAAGATCATACAAACAAACTTGCCACTTCTGCCTCAGTTGATTTAAAGCAAGATCAAACCATCAGTGTCGAGGGAATATCAGCAACAACAGTAGTTGGCGCATTAAGTGAAATTAAATCAATAGCCGACAGCGGTGGAACAGGTGTCAGTGAATTACAAACAAAAGTAAGCGCAATTGAAACTAAAAACACCGAACAAGACAGCGCTATTGCATCCGCTCAATCAAAAGCTGATGATGCTTATAATTTGGCACAAGGAAGAAGTAAAGGCGTAGCTTTTGATTCAGTTGCACAAATGACCACATCTTTAAAAGCTGCTAGTTCAACTGAGTATAGAGTCGGTGATGAAATCTATATTAAAGCAGAGGGAACACCTGATTACTGGGTAAGTTCTGTTTTATCTACAAATGCTGGAACTTATGGTTATTATGAATTAACTGAGTTAGAAGGAAAAATTGATCTAACACCTTATCAAACTAAAAATTTAAGTTCAGCAGTTGGCACAATGGGTACAGTTGAAACTGCACTTAGAAATAATTTTGAATTAATCAACACCCATAGACAAGCTAAAGATAACCCTCATGGCGTAACAAAATCCCAAGTAGGGTTAAGTAATGTCGTAAATACAGGCGATAGTGCAACTCCAGTAAGTGGTGGTACTACTAAATTTACAACTGGTGGTGCTTATACCGAACTTAATAAGAAAGTCGATAAAGTAAGTGGCAAAGGACTTTCAACTAACGATTTAACTAATGAGTTAAAATCAAGTTATGATAGTGCAGCCGCAAATAGCCATACACATAGCAATAAATCAACTTTAGATGCAATTACAAGCGATGTTAAGAGTGGCTATGATAGTGCGGTTACAAAAGTAAATAATTTTACAGGTGGTATTGTAACTATCAGCTCTGGTGCTTTAAGCGAAACAATGACATTATCAAGTACTGAATTAACTAATATTAAAAATGCAATTAGACACGCTACTAGCAATACACAATTTGTATCTAATATTCGTTTTAATTTTGTTACTGGAACTAATGTATCTATTGATTTTTCTATAAGTGATTATTCTGCAAGTAATACTCATTATCTTTTATTAACAGGACACTACATAGATACTTCAAAAATCTATAAAGTTTATCTCGGATTTACATATGCAAATGACACATTAACTCACAATGCAATAAGAATTGAGGAATACGGTACATTTTAAAATCTAAAAAATAAGGGAGAATAAATCATGGCTAAAACTATTACAACTACGTTAGATCAATTGCTTTCAAACGCTGGTTTTAGTCTTGCAATCAGTGGAAATACTTTGCAACTTAAAAATAAAGATGGGAGTGTTGTTTCATCAACGACACTTCCTTCTTCAATTACATACTCAGATAATACTGCAACAGTAGCAGGAACTAGTAAAACAGTAAGTAAAACGACACCCGAAACTTTATATGTTAAAAATGGCTTGATTATGGGCGGTACTGCTCAAGCCGCTGGACTAGTAAGTAGAGGAGTATGTGGAGTTAGTACACCAGATGATAAAGGTGCATGCAATAAAGATAACTTATATGTAAATTATGATGGAAATAATAATTTAGCAAGTGGTAGACAATTAATTATTAATGCTGGCGCTTTAGGTAATACAATGACACCTACTAATTCTGATACTAATTATTCAACAATTTATCAATATGCAGCCAGTCGAGGAGACCATATAGCAGGATATTTAAAAAAATATTATGCTCCTTTAAGTGCTTTAGATGATTATCAAGAAAAATTAGTAAGTGGCACTAATATTGCGACCATTAACAATCAATCTTTGCTTGATGGCGGAAATATTACTATTAGTGCTGGTAGTAGCGACGCAGATACACTAGATGGTAAGCATGCTAGTGAATTTGTTCAAACTACTGGCGACCAAACAGTTAGTGGTGTAAAAACCTTTAATGCACCTACTAATTCAAGTGGCACAGAACAAGCCACAATGAAACTTAAAACTGCTAATGGTGGCTCTATTACTTTTGGTAAAGAAGGAAATAATAGTGGTTCAATGATTAGATTAGACCAAGTTGATGGTACTTGTCGTTTAAGATTTAGAAGTAGTGCAACTGCAGGTGCTATGGTATGGGAACAGCCTGAAAGTGGTTCAGCAGTTTATATGGATGTTAATACTGTAAACTTCAGAAATACTTCTGCAGTTGTATTTAATAATTTTAAAAGTGCTGGATATTTATATACCGATAGTAATGGAAATTTAAAGAAAGGTACAATGCCAACTGCTTTAAAAAATCCTAATGCTTTAACCTTTGGATCTAAAACATACGATGGTTCGTCTGCTAAAACAATTACTGCTAGTGATTTAGGAGCATTAACTTCTCACCAAGATATTAGTGGAAAGCAAGACAAATTAGTAAGCGGTACAAATATAAAGACTATCAATAACCAGTCAATTCTAGGTAGTGGAAATTTAACTATCAGTGGTGGTAGTGGTGATATTTTAGTAGCAACAAATACAACACTAGGTGGAATTAAGCCATGGCGTTCATCTACAGCTTATTCTATGTATAACAATGGTACTGATGTACCAGTACCAGATACCACATCAAGAATGATTAATGCTATCAGCACTAATTCTAGTCGTTACTACGCTATTGAAACAGACCCTGCTGGTCGAGCATATGTCAACGTGCCATGGACTAATACAACTTATTCAAATGTTGCAACTATGGCTGGCTCAACTGGTAATGGTTCTTCAGCTTCTTATGCATACTCAACATTAACAAACAACTCATCAACAAGTTATAAATTAAAAATATTTTGCAGAAGAATTACTGATGCGTTTAACTCGACTTCTTCAAAGTCAATAACATTTACTGGGGTTAGTTTTACTCGAGTACCATATGTAGCAATTGGTGTTTATGGTACTAACTCTTATGTAACAAATAACGTAAACGTATTTGATGTAACAACAAGTGGATGCAGTTATAGAGCAACATCAACCAGTGGTGCAGCTGGTAGTGCATTTTATATAATTGCAATTCAACCATATTAATAGGAGAAAACTATGAAAGTTTATTATGATAAAGAAAATGGATACTTATGTGAAAGATATCCAAAAGACATCGAAGTAAAAGAAGATACACCATTTATTGAGTTACCAGATGAAGAAGTTGAAGAAACTTATATTGTTGAATATGGCAAGTTTTGGGCTATTAAAGATAATAAATTAGTTAAAGTAGATGATGAAGAACTTCAAGCAACTGAAGAGTATAAACAAGAAATAAAAAATAACGAAATTGCTGATTTAAAAAGGTATTTAGATAATACTGATTATGTAATTGCAAAACTTAATGAAGCTAAGATAGAAGATGAAGATTTATTTGAAGAATTAAAAGTCAAATATGCCGAAATTCTAACTAAAAGAAAACAAGCAAGAGCAAGGATTAATGAACTAGAGGCTTAATTTATAAATATGAATTGGAGAAAGAATATGAATATTGTAATTAGTGAGTTTGGTTATAATGGCGAAGATAATTCTAGAGTTATAACCATAGAGATTGAAGAAAAACTTAGAAATAAGACTATTTGGCTTGAATTTCAAAAACCTAGAGGTGAAAAGAAAGTATCAGCTGATTTATCAGGTGAGATAAAAGACGATGGTACAATTGAGTATTTAATCCCTTCATATTTATTAGACGAGGTTGGTTATTTAAAAATTCAAGTAGTAGCTAGTGAGATAGGCTTTGTTAAAAAATCTAAAATATTTGAATATTATGTCTCTAGAAGTATTAACGCTATTGAAACTATAGCAAGCGAAGAAGAATCTATTATCGACGTTTTAAATGTTATTAAAACTGATGGAGATGGAAATAGATATTTAGCAGATAATGGCGAGTACAAAGTCGCTGGAGAAAATATAAATGTATCAGAGTTTCAATCGGTTTTAGAAAATATTAGTGGTTATGTAATTAGTAAAAAATGTACTAGTATTAATGAAGTTTTGCGAGAGATTAATAAATTCTACGAAAAGGCTAAAATTGTAGTTTATGCAACTGATATTGACACAGGAGTAAAGCTTACTCCTACGTGGACTATATTTGGCGCTAGTAAAGAAGAAGATGGATATTACTATCTCTATGCTGATGGTACAACTCGGAATATGATGGTGCAATGCTCGGGTTATTTATCTAAAAGAATTGAGTTTAGTGTAACTGGAGAAGAGGCTAAAGCAGGTATTAAAGAGTTTAGTGTGGCACTAACTAAAAATAGTTAATAAATAAGTATTTGCTTATTTATAAATAAATTATAAAGGAGGGTAGAAAATGCCTTATACAGAAGTGTATGACGTGATAGTCAATAAAATATCAAAAGCGTTATATGACCAATATGTTCAAAGTGGTGAAATTTCTCAAGCAATGATTGAAAATCAAGTTTGGATTTTCAGTGATGACCAATTTGTAAGTGAAGCTGATATTGCTAAATTAGCTGGTATTGAAGAAGGCGCTCAAGTTAACATCATTGAAGGTATTAGCGTTAATGGCGTTAGTCAAGAAGTTGGCTCAACTAAAGTAGTTAATATCGTCGTTCCTACTAAAGTAAGCGATCTAGAAAATGATACAGGCTTTATTACTTCAACCGTTAATAATTTAAGAAATTACTACAGTAAGAGTGAAATTGACACTATGCTAGCTTCAAGTGGTGCAACCGCTTTAAAACTTGAAATTGTTAGTGAACTTCCTACAGTTAATATTTCAACAACTACTATTTACTTGGTTTTGAAAGCCGTTGGATCAAGTGGAAATATCTATAATGAATATATTTATACAAATAGCGCTTGGGAGTTAATTGGTGATACTCAATTAAGTTTAGATAATTACGCTTTAAAGAGTGAACTTCCTACAAAATTAAGTGATTTAACTAATGATTTAAATTTAGGTTCGTGCAAATTAAGAAAGTGGAATTAGATGTCTTATATTGAAAGTAATAACGTAATTATTAATAAGTTAACGCTTGCTAAGTATTTAGAGCTTAAAGAAAGTGGATTTTTAAATGATGATGAGATTTATATCATTGAAGATATAACTGATTATTTAACTTTTAATGAAGTTAATAGAACTGTAGAAGGCTACAGTATCACTTGCACTAATATTTTAAGTGATGAGTGTGATTTAAAAGTTTTAGGTAATTCTAGTTTAAATGAGGTGCCTACTTCAACTTCACCTGTAGAAATTCAAAGTATTGGTGATAGTGGAAGTATTGTGCTTGTTATCAATAATGTGCCATACAGTATAGTTTTAAATGAACCTTTAAGAAGTTTGCCTAATGGAACTAAAGATACTATTGAAAAAGTAGATGGTGTTTATAAGATAGTTAGACGAATTAAAAAAGTTATTTTAAACGGAACTGAAGAATGGTTAGAAGCTGGAACTTATAATAATGGCTATCGTTCTTATTGGACTTGGCTTAATGATATGAAACCTAATGGTGATAAAAACGCAATTCTTACTAATAGATTTACTTTTAAAGATGAAGGAATGTGGGATGATCCAGATGGTGAATACTCTAGATGTGATAGCACAGATAAAGCTATTTATGTATCATTAAGTTTAGACAAAGCTTCAACTGTTAGTGAGTGTGCTAATTGGATGAGCAATAACAACACGGTAGTTTTATATGAATTAGAAAATCCTACTTATGAATTGATTAGCTTTAATTTTCCGTTTGATAACAACTTAGTTATTACTAACTCAGAAAATGCTTATATGATTTTTAATTATAAACAATTAAGTAAATAAGAGGTGCGTATGTTTAAAGACGTTCAATCATTTTATAAATCTAAAGAGTGGCTAACATTTAGAGAAATACTTATATCTAAAAGACTTAATGAGCGTGGTGAGATTATTTGTGAACACTGTGGAAAGCCTATTTATAAGAAGTATGATTGTATCGTACATCATAAGATTGAGCTAACTGATGCTAATGTCAATGACCTTAATATTAGTCTCAATCCTGATAATTGTATGTTGATCCATTTTGACTGTCACAATGAAATTCATAGTCGCTTCGGTTCAGATAAACAAGAAGTATATATAGTCTATGGTTCACCATGCAGTGGTAAAAGTGCGTGGGTTAACTCAGTAGTAAAGAGAAATGATATTGTAGCAGATATGAACGATTTGTATAAAGCTATTAATCCTACTAATAATTTATATGACAAGCCTGAAAGGTTATATAAAGTGGTTAAGAGCTTATATGATAAAATGCTTGATGATATCTTTATGAGGTATGGCTATTGGCAAAACGCTTATATAATTACTACCGAATGCTTACCCACACAATTAAATCGAATGGCTGAGAAATATAATGCGAAGTTAATCCATATAGACACTGATAAAAAGACTTGTGTTTCTAATTTGATGAAAGATAAAGAAAGAAGTTTGTATAAAGAAAAATGGATGAAATTTATTTATCAGTATTGGGAAAAGTATACCGCCCCAGGCAATGTGAAAAACTGAACTCAGGGGGATAGATCGGAAGAGCACACGTCTGAACTCCAGT